GCCGTGTTTTCGAATTTCAGCCGGTTGACATGCCGGATTTTATGCGGCATGTCCTCGCGTGCATGCGGGCCTTGCAGAACTGCGCCCGCGGCGTCCCACAATCCCCGCGCAAAAGAAAACCCGACGTCGCCGACTGGTGACGCCGAGCTTTCTCGCGTCGCGGAATAGGGGACGATGGTTGAAACAGCGAATTCCTTCACAGCCAACGGGGGAGAGCACGTGAGCGTCACGGGCAAGGTGAAGTTTTATAACGAGACCAAGGGTTTTGGATTTTTTACGCGCGACGACGGCACCGGCGATGTTTTCGTGCATCGCTCCGAGCTGCCGGTCGATATCAAGCTCCTCTACGAAGGACAGCCGGTAAGCTTCGACGTCGAGAAGACGACGCGGGGCTTTCGTGCGGTGAACATCAAGCTCGCCTGAACGCAGGCGACCGTTCCGTCGGTTTTATCCGTGCTTTCGATCCGTCCGTAGCTTTGGCCTTAAATCCGAAGACAATGACAAATCCATTTCTGAGAATTCCGGACGCGAATGGAAGACAAGACCGCTGCATCGGTAGTGCCGTCGGCGTCACAATTAAAGCTCACGCCCAAGCAAGAGGAGGCGCGGAAGCTGCTGCAGTCGCACCGGCATACGCTCCTGGTCGGCGGCTCGCGCTCGGGCAAGACCACGCTGCTGGTTCACGAGATTGCCGAGCGCGCGCTCCACGTCGGCAATTCGCGGCACGCCATCCTGCGGCTGCACGCCAATGCGGCGCGGGCCTCGATCGCGCTCGATACGCTGCCGAAGGTCTTTAGCCACGCCTTTCCCAACGATCCGCTCAAGCGCCATCGCACGGAAGGTTACTTCTCGCTGAGAAATGGCTCGGAAATCTGGATCGGCGGCCTCGACGACCAGGATCGCGTCGAAAAGATTCTGGGAAAGGAATACGCGACGATTTTTTTGAACGAATGTTCGCAGATTCCCTATTCCTCGGTTCTCATCGCGCTGACGCGGCTGGCGCAAGTGGTGGGAGACCTGACCCAGGTCGCCTATTACGATCTCAACCCAACCAGCAAAGGCCATTGGACCAACGTTCTGTTCGGCGAGAAGCGCGATCCGATTTCGCGGCAGCCGCTCGCCGATCCCGACGATTACGCGCGGATGTTTCTCAATCCGGGCGATAACGCCGCCAACCTCACGGCGGCGTACCTGAAAAGCCTGGAGAACCTGCCGGAGCGGCAGCGCAGGCGCTTTTTCGAAGGCGTCTATATCGACGAACTCGACGGTGCGCTGTTCAGCTACGAGGGAATCGCGCGCGCGCGCGTCGCCGAGTTTGCGCCGGCGCGTTGCCGCCGAGTGGTGGTGGCGGTCGATCCTTCCGGCGCTGCAGGCAGGGACGACGAGCGCGCCGACGAGATCGGCATCGTCGTTGCGGCGAGAGGCGATGACGGCCATGCCTACGTGCTCGCCGACCGCTCGTTGCGCGATGCGCCCGCCGTTTGGGGGCGCGCCGCGGCGCAGGCCTATCGTGACTTCGACGCCGATTGCATCATCGCCGAGGAAAATTTCGGCGGCGACATGGTGCGATACGTCATCCGCGCCGCCGACAAGCACGCGCGGGTGCAGGTGATTACCGCCTCGCGCGGAAAAGTGCTGCGCGCCGAGCCGGTCTCGGCGCTCTACGAGCAGGGCCTGGTGCACCACGTCGGCCGCTTTACCGTGCTTGAGGACCAGCTCTGCGCCTTCACCACGCAGGGCTACCGCGGCGAAGGCAGCCCGGATCACGCCGACGCGCTGGTCTTCGCCATCACCGAGCTGATGCTCAAGGAGAACGCGGCCATTCTCGAATTCTATCGCCGCCAGGCCCAAGAACGAGAGCAACACCGGCAACGCGTGCAAGCGGACGTGGGCAAGCGCGAGGGCGAGCCGGTGGTCAGATTGCAAGTACCCGTCGGCGTCTCAATCGTGCATGGCTTCTCCGGCGCCTACTACGTCGTCGGCGCCGACGGCGTGATCGTCGTGAAACAAGAAGACGCTGCCGCGCTCCTTGGCGCCGGCTTTGTCCGTATCACTGAGGAGAGTGGGTAGCTTGTACACTCTCCGCTCATTCCCGCGAAGGCGGGAATCCAGTTCGAGCAAAGGCTGGGTCTCCGCGTCCGCGGGGACGAACGGAAATTGCACCTATTCACAAACATGCCCGTGCGGAGCGCCATTTGTATGGGCATGTGCCGGCCCGCTTTTTGCGGGCCTGACCCACCCGTCGCCTTCTCGTCCCCGCTGTGAACGCCCCATGCACGTCCGCCGCCCCACCCGGCGGAGTGCATCGCCACCGGCACAGCGGGGGGCAGCGAGGAGGCGAGGTGGGTCATCGGGTCGGGGTCCCTTTTAAGCCGCGCTTCAGGGACCCCGACCCACCTTTTACGCGGCGCCACGCGTCGGCTCTCAAGCAAACAAAGCAGCACTCGGATGAGCAAACGAATCTCCGGAGCCGGCCAGCGGACCGAGCTTGTGTCGCCGTACCAGATCCAGGTGTCGTACGGCGCCAGCCCAAGCATCTTAAACACTGGCATCGCGCGCGGCACCGGCGCCGATTGGTTCGGGCCGCTCAATCCGCTCAGCGCCATCGCGCCGCCGGACATCGCCGGCCGCCGCTTCGACTTTCCGGCCGGCTACAACCTCAATACCCGTCCGCGCGCCTACGAGCCGATCGGCTTTCATGAGCTGCGCGGCTTTGCCGACGCCTACGATCTGCTGCGGCTGGTCATCGAGACGCGCAAGGACCAGATGGAGCGCCAACGCTGGCGCATCCGGCCGCGCCATTCCCCCTCCCATCCCTTCCCCGCTCGCGGGGGAGGGTCAGGGAGGGGGCGCAGCGGCGCGAGCCTCGACGCCGACACGCGCGCGCGCATCGCCGCGCTCGAACATTTCTTCCAAAAACCCGACGGTGTGACGCGCTGGAAGACGTGGCTGCGCGCCTTGCTGGAGGACATGTTCGTCATCGACGCGGCGACGCTGTTTTGCCAGCGCACCCGCAGCGGGCAATTGTTTGCGCTGCATCAGCTCGACGGCGCCACCATCAAGCGGGTGATCGACGATTGGGGGCGCACGCCGCAGCCTTATTACGACGCCGACGGCGTGACGGTCTATCCGCCGGCCTATCAGCAGGTGCTCAAGGGTATGCCGGCCGTCAATTACTCGGCGTGCGACATCATCTATCGGCCGCGTAATGTGCGCGCCCACAAGGTCTACGGCTATTCGCCGGTGCAGCAGGTGCTGATGACGGTGAACATCGCGCTGCGCCGCCAGCTCTGGCAGCTCGATTACTTTACCGAAGGCTCGATCCCCGACGCCTTGATCGGCGTGCCCCAGGGGTGGACGCCGGAACAGATCAAGCAGTTTCAGGATTATTGGGACACGGAATTCGCCGGCGACCTGGCAAAACGCCGCCGCGCCAAATTCGTGCCCGGCGATACCGCAGCGAAAGTGGTGCAGACCAAGGAGCCGCAGCACAAGGACGATTTCGACGAGTGGCTCGCCCGCATCATCTGCTTCGCCTTTTCGGTACCGCCGCAATGGGCGGTGAAGCTGATGAACCGCGCCACCGCCGACAACCAGTCGGCGCAGAGCGAGGAGGAAGGCCTCGAGCCCACCAAGGAGTGGGTGAAGGATTTGATCGACGAGATCATCTCCGAGGAGTTTTCCTCGCCCGACCTGGAACTGCACTGGCTCGATGAAGATGCCGACCCCGGCCAATTGGAGGCGAGCCTCGAAGGCCGAGTAAAACTCGGGGCCGTCACCCTCAACGAGATGCGCGACCACCTCGGCCTCGACCCCTACACCAACGCCGCCGCCGACCGGCCGATGGTGCTCACCGCCACCGGCTATGTGCCGATCGAGGCGAATGTTGAGGGGGGAGGGACTCCCGTTGGCACAAATACGAATGCCGAACCGGCGGCTCAAAAGCAGTCGCTATTCAAGGTCTATAACCCCCAAGAGCCGCGTGTGCCAAAGCATCATACCAGCGGTGGGGAGTGGACATACGACGGAGCTGTTGCTTCCTATAACGATCCACAGATTCTCACAGACGCACCCGACCCAACCTCGACGCCGTGGGCGCAATCTGCGCAGCGACGTCCGCGCGGTGGCGGTTACAATGAGGGGACGCCGGCCCAGGAAGCGAGGCTGGAAGTCGCTAGGGCTCGCTGGCAATACATAATACCATTTATTCGCCAGGTCGATCCAACATGGCAACCTCGCGCTAGTGCCATAGCATATCCGCCCACTCCCGAAGGCGAGATTGCAAAATATGAAGCAGAAGCGCAAGAGGCGCAAGATCGGCTTGCCGAAATCACAGATATAGGTGGCGCGGTTGCCCCGCCACGTGGTGGACATCACTGGGTACCGAAAGCGGTCTTCGAAGACCAACCCTTGCAGCCCGACACGATGAAAGTCTTTGAGGACTCTAGGTCCGGCCCGCTTGCCGATATGAGTGTAAATTGGTGGACGTCCGAGCATGTGGGATACAACGACGCCGTTGAGCAGGCCTTTAAGAGCTTTTTAGACAGAAATATGATTAGTGCCCAGGAAATGACGCCAGACCAAGCCCGCGCGTTTGTCGATGAAGTACTTCGTTCGAATGATCCGCGGATTCGTGATTTCAACAGAAGAATAATCGAAGAACGGCTACGATATCTTTACGGCGACAAGTTCGGGGGCGAGGAGGACTCAGATGACGACGACTGAAGAAGATCGCGTTTACGCTGAGCAGGTTGACGTATTCGAACGTCTCCGCAAACGCGTAAAGGACCTGCTCAGGCACTTCGGACGACCTGATTACCAACCCGGGCACCCGCGTGGCGATTTTACGGTGCATGGCGACTATAGCGGGCATCCGCAAGTCGTGGTCTTTGTCGGCAATCTCGGAATGTTGCGGCCGAAGGTCATTAGTGAACTTCAGCAAGTCATCCGAGACTTTCCCGGTTGGCAGATTGTGGTCACTGTTGCTGTCCGGGGACATCTCGATGAGTGGCCCAATATGGGCCTTTACATACGACCGCATGAGATCATCGACGGATTGCAGCGGCAGTATTTTCCGAAGGAATTCCAAGGCATAAAGTACGAGGAAGCACGACCGGGAACCGCATACGACTGACCGCGAGCGAGGCGTGGTAGCGGTACGTTACTCTTACAGCTTGCTTCGCGCTGCATCAGCTCGACGGCGCCACCATCAAGCGGGTGATCGACGATTGGGGCCGCACGCCGCAGCCTTATTACGACGCCGACGGCGTGACGGTCTATCCGCCGGCCTATCAGCAGGTGCTCAAGGGCATGCCGGCCGTCAATTACTCGGCGCGTGACATCATCTACCGGCCGCGCAATGTCCGCGCCCACAAGGTCTACGGCTATTCGCCGGTGCAGCAGGTGTTGATGACGGTCAACATCGCGCTGCGCCGGCAGCTCTGGCAACTCGATTATTTCACCGAAGGCTCGATCCCCGACGCGCTGATCGGCGTTCCCCAGGGGTGGACGCCGGAGCAGATCAAACAGTTTCAGGATTACTGGGACACGGAATTCGCCGGCGACCTCGCCAAACGGCGCCGTGCCAAATTCGTGCCCGGTGACACCGCCGCCAAAGTCGTCCAGACAAAAGAGCCGCAGCACAAGGACGACTTCGACGAATGGCTCGCCCGCATCATCTGCTTCGCCTTTTCGGTGCCGCCGCAATGGGCTGTGAAGCTGATGAACCGCGCCACCGCCGACAATCAGTCGGCGCAGAGCGAGGAGGAAGGCCTCGAACCGACCAAGGAATGGGTCAAGGATCTGGTCGACGAGATTATTGCCGAAGAATTTTCCTCACCTGACCTGGAGCTGCATTGGCTCGATGAAGACGCCGACCCCGGCCAGGCGGAAGCGGCGCTCGAAGGCCGCGTCAAACTCGGCGCCGTCACGCTCAACGAGATGCGCGACCACCTCGGCCTCGACCCCTACACCAACGCCGCCGCCGATCGCCCGATGGTGCTTACTCCGACCGGCTACGTGCCGATCGAGGCCAATGTGGGCGGGCAAGCAAGCGGGGATGCGAGCACGGAAACAGCGCCCGTTGTCCAAAAATACAGTCCCGCCCAGCCTCGCGTGCCGGCCGGCAATCCCGACGGCGGGCAGTGGACCAGTGAAGGCGGCAGCAATGTCGCGTTGAACGGCACAACGGACGGCAACAGTAAGCCAAATAGCGGCACGCAATATGCTGCGCTCGACACCGGCATACGGACGGACGCGACTGAGAATGAGAACCGTGGGGAGCCTGACCCTCGTTACGCTATGACGACGGTCCACGACGAATCGCCGATGGTGACGGGCAACCAACGCGTCGACGAGACTACGGCAAAGCTCACGGCTGTCCTTGTGCACATAGTGGACAATCTCGAAACTTGGCCGGGGCTTACGCCGCAAGCATACGGTAGACTTGTCCATGAGGAATTCGCTGATGAAGTCCGGGCGGCGGTCCTCCCTGGCATAGCGTACAATGATGTGGAAACCACTTGGCCGGCAGGATGGTCCTATGGATCGCTGGACAGCGTCAGGACGGATGTAGTCCTACATGATGATGACGGCACAATCATTGCAATATACGACGTGAAGACAGGCCAGAGTGGCCTTACTCCGGCCAGGATTGCCGACCTTTTGGCTGGGACTGGAGCTCCGCCCGACACGTGGGTAATCGAACTCCGTCCTCCTGGGGCGATCATACGAAAAGTCCAGGTGATGTTACATAGACTTTCGCCGCAGTAATGTTGGGAGCGAGTATTAAAAGGAGTCTGGCATGTCGATGGAGCTTTGGGTCTTTTCCGACAAGCAGTTGGGCTCCATTGCGGAGTGGCAGGCGGCGATCGATGCCGAGGGATATTCGCTCGACCTTGAGAAAGATGCATCGTTTGAAAATTTGAACGGCTTTCTCCCATGCCACTTGCGAGGAGAGCTGACCGGCTTCGAGTGCTATCACGACGATGCCTCTGCGCTAATGCGTAACAACGCAGGCTTCGACTTTGGCCACGAATGGAAATATGCACTCGGCTTCCGTTGGCTGGGAAGCAAACAAAATGAAACATTGGCTGCCTGGATGGCAGGGACGGCATATGCCCGCGCCACGGTCGGCATTGTGATCAATGATCAGGATAGTCAACAGCGTACGGCAGCGCAATCAGCCGAAGTCGTGCGCGATATCGAGGGTCCGTCACAAGCGTATGAAGAGGCGAGGCGGGAATTGAGGCGGCGACGGGGGTTGGAGCAATAAGGCTCTCAAATACGCCCACACGAAATCATCGATCGACTGCAGCGGCAATATTTCCCGAAGGAGTCTCAAGACATAGAGTGTGAGGGTGCCCGGCGAGGAACTGCGTACGATTGAGCGATCTGAGACGGCTAAAGGAAGTCCATGGCGTCAAAAGGATAGCCTCGCGTGAACAGAGTGGCTCGGTAACCAGCTTCATAGAAAAATCGGAGGCGAAATGCAAAAGGAACACGAATTGAATCCCGACATTCTCGCCTTGCCCGAGACAACGGTAGCAATTGTCCATAAGCAGGCTGAAGAATGCCTCGCTGGAACAGTGATGCTTGCCACCGCTGCAGACTCTCGTGCCACCACGCTTACTGGAATATTTGGTGGAGCTGCAGTGGCACTATTGGCGGCTGGCGCTACTGTTCTCGTTGCGCCAGAGCATAAATCCTACCTTCCCATGCTGGCGGCGGCCGTAACAGGTGCGTTATTCCTTTTCATCGCCGCCATCCTATGCGCTTACGCGTGCCGCCCCATAGATTTTTATGTTTCTGGCTACGAGCCGAGGCTCCTGTCAAAGTCGGCTACTGATCTTACTTGGATGTTGAGATATGCCACCAATGACATCCAGGTTCGCATCGATGCAAATAGAAAATCGCTGGCCGCGTCAGCACAACAGGTAAATTTGGCAATATGGCTCGCACTATTCTCGGTGTTAGCCAGTATTGCAGCATTTTTCACCGCTAAGACTTTTTGATTGGATCAATCCCTCTCTTAAAGGGCAGGCTTGGAGGTGGCGGTGGAGGCGGCTCCGGTGGAGGCGATTTTGACGGCGTGCTCGGCGGTTCATTTGCCATGTTCCTACTCTCGCTTGCGGGCGCCATACCGATCGGAATCGGGTCTTGTGGCGGCGTTGCCAAGTGTGAAAAATATCCAACGA